AGGATGAGTCGATGAGTATCTTCCTCGGTGGTTCAATCGACATGGGTGCTGCAGAGAATTGGCAGGAACGTCTTACAAAGGATCTGTCTGTATATGAAGATCTTGTAATTCTCAATCCACGCCGTGACGACTGGGACTCATCTTGGGTTCAAGATCCAACTCCTGGTACTCAGTTTCATGAACAGGTAGCTTGGGAACTTGATTGCCAAGAACAAGCAGATTTGAATGTGTATTACTTTACTGCAGATTCAAAGGCACCTATTACCCTTCTTGAACTTGGGCTGTTTAATGATGATAACGTGGTTGTTTGTTGTCCCAAAGAATTCTATCGTTATGGTAACGTGAAGATGGTCTGTGACCGCTATAATATCATAATGGTAGAAACTTACGAAGATCTTATTCAACTAATCCGCGAAGCATTAGACGGAGAAAATGCGTCATGAAACTAGTTGATTATACGGTGGAGATTCTTGTTGCAATTGTTGCAATCTTCTTCTTATGGGGAATTGGGTATATGATTCAAATTGATCAAACTAGACAGTTTGAATTCAAACAGCAGTGTATTGCTGCTGGTATGGTCTATGTTGGAGGGAATTGTCTGAAATGAAACCGTTTAAAATTAACCGTAACTCTTGGCACTATAAGCTAAACGAAAACTTTTTGAATGATCGCCAGTATCATATGGAGTATTGGGAAGACAAGCACAACAACTTCTGCTCATACTGGCGAGCGACTATGTTCCGCTTGGTATTCGCATCGGCCGCGGCGGTCTTTATTCTTTTGATGTTGTTTATGCTTGGTTCTGTGATCTATCAAAATCCTTTGGAAGCTCTAATCAGTATTAGTAGCGCTGTTGGTCTATGCTTAGCACTTGTTGGTATCTTTGCGTTTAGCATGTATCTTGACGAACGTAAGCGCAAGCGTAAGAACGAAGACATTCCTGACTCGCTGTTCGTTGCAAAGTATAAGTCGTACAAGTCAAAGGTCTGCCCAATGGTGGAGTATGATAAATGAATATCCAAGAAGTAGCAGATAAACTCAATGGTGTACAATACCAACATTCCTCATGTTACATTTGATGTGATGGAAAATAATGATAAATACTGTAAAGGGATCGTATTTAAGCTCTCTGATTTAATATAAAATGAAAAGGAGAATAGATAATGCAAAAAGTTTACAAATACATCGAAAGAGTAGGTATAGCATTATCTGTTCTCTTTAACGTGTTACTTGGTGGCCATAGTAACCAGACATTCTCTGCAAGAAATTACGGTTGGAAGAGAGAAGGTAAACCAAATCTTGTTTGGTTGATCGACGCGATATTCTGGTTTGATCCTCACCATTGTTTAGACGCATGGACATATTGGATAGTTAGAAAGGAAATATAAATGATTACAATTTATGGACACCCTAGATGTGGTTGGTGCATTCGTGCAAAAAATCTAGCTGCTCGTTATAATCTTGCATACGAATGGAAAGATACCGACGACCAAGAAATACTGAATGAATTGAAAATAAAATTACCTGAAGCTAAAACAGTGCCTCAAATTTGGTGGCACGGTAATCATATCGGTGGTTATGAGGAATTTGCAACTGAAGTTGAAAATACAATCGGTGGGTATGGTGACCAAAAATTCTAATAACATAGTTGACAAATTATTAGAATCAATATATACTGAAACTCAGATGACAGTAAATTCATACGAGCAAAGTATAGTCGAGATTATGGCTGATTTTAATTGCACGCTTTCAGAGGCACTAGATATTGATTTTGATATGAATAATCTTGATAAAAACTCTGTAGTTGATCTAGTAGATTATCTTGAAACAAAATTAAATCACGATATGTATAAAGTCAGTATGTTAATGCAGATTTATACATACCAAGCAGCAGATTTTAGATTGAAGCCATTGACATGAAAAAGAAGAGAAAATCATTAATTGAAGCTGAAAAGCGCATGGAGCAGTTCCTGCTAAAAGTAGGATACACTGGCAAAAATAAGGGAATTATCGTAAACGAAATTCCCGATTATAGAGTACATTCAAATTTGCCTAAAACATCTGATGTTATCCCTGGAAAAACACCAAAGAAAACAGAAAATGTCTATTCTGGCAATGAGATCATGGGTATTGTTGTAACACATAAATCCAATCTTATGCCTATTCGAAAAGATAATAAACAGGCCGCCATTGACGCATCTCAGATGAGAAGAAGCTAAGAATTTCAAATAAATACCTTTATAGAAAATGTAGAGGTATTTTATGATAGTTGCTGGTATTGATTATAGTTTAACGAGTCCATCTATTTGTGTTCACAATGGCGACACCTGGGACGTAAAGAATTGCAAGTTTTATTATCTTTCTCCTAAAACAAAGTGGATCGTTTTCTCTGGTCAATTTTTTGGTACAGAATATGAAAAATATGATTCTGATACGCATAGATATGATAATCTTTCAAAATGGTCTTTACAAATAATTTCAGAAAATAAAGTAAGTCAATGCTTCATAGAAGGTTATGCATATGGAGCAGTCGGTAGAGTATTTCAGATAGCAGAGAACGCAGGTTTACTCAAATATAAACTGTGGAAAGATAATGTTCCATTTTCGGTATTTGCTCCGTCTGAGATTAAGAAACACGCAACAGGAAAAGGAAATTCAAATAAAGAACGCTTATATGAATGCTTTCTAGCTGAAACAAGTGTTGACATTCGCAAGACACTTGATATAATGAACGAAAAGGTATGGAACCCAGTATCAGATATAGTCGATGCGTACTATATCGCAAAACTTGGTTTCAACAAAATGGTTGACAAAACGAGTAACTGATATTATATTAATTCTATAAGGTAACCTTGAGGAGAAACTGAAATGTACATCAAGCGTAAAAGCGTAATCTCTGGCATTGAACGTACTCGTAGCATCCCAGTAAACCCGGATGAATATATGGCTTGGCAAGCAGGACTTGGCAATGTTCAAGATCTGATGCCTTACCTTAATGATGCCGATCGTGAATTTATTCTTTCTGGCATCACATCAGAGGAATGGGATGAAGCCTTTTCTGATCTAGATGAAGAGGTTTAATTGCCAGTAGTAATATTCAATGGACCTCCAGGCTGCGGGAAAGACGCAGCCTGTTTACTCTACAAAAATATGGGTTACACGCATCTTTCATTTAAAGAAGAACTATTCAAAGAAACATTTAAATTTTTTGGTGTTTCAAAGGAATGGTTCATGAAAGGTTATGAAAACAGAGATATTAAAGAAAAGCCCGTACCACAGTTAAAAGTCAGTGGTAAATCTTTCAGTCGACGCGATGCTATGATTTATGTATCTGAAAAGTTTATCAAGCCAAAGTATGGTAAAGATTATTTCGGTAAACAACTTGCTAATCAAATGACATCTGAAGGCCTATTCTGTGTCAGTGACGGCGGTTTCCAAGAGGAACTTTCTCCTATTATAAATAAATTTGGAGCTGAGAGTATAACAATTATTCAGCTTACACGAGAAGGTTGTGATTTTTCTTCGGATTCAAGAAGATATTTTAATGGTAACCTTGTGCAAGAATTTATGTTAGGCAAAGAAACGCCAATTGTAAAGTGCCATTTTTTACCTGACCAATTTCCTATTCGCACCTATCGTGTTCACAATAATGATTCGATCGAATCATTTCATCGAACCCTTCGAGCTATCCACGAAAAGGAAAGTAATGACAGAAAAATCAATCAAAAAGCGGAAGGTGTCACCGACAAGGATATTATGTGAAAATCCATACGATCTTGAAATATTTTTTGAATCACTAAGCATAGCAAGCAGAAATGAAAAAGAATTAATCTACATGGATAGGTTAATCACATCAATAAGATTAGATCCTTTCGGCGATCTTACCTCTATTAACTACAAAATTCTACACGACTTAGGTCTAATTAAATTACCAAACAACTGAAGGAGTCATATTATGGGTGGTAAAAAGTCAAGCGGCAAGCATTACACTTCAAAGGGTGAACGTAAGAATGTCGCTAGTTCTATTTTGAACGGTATTCGAGCAGAGCGGTCGGGTGCTGACAATATGCTAAATAAGCAGCGCGCGTGGATTGCAGGAAGCAACCCTTGGGTCACTATGGCAAATCCCAATAAGGAGCAGACGAATAAGAAATTCATTCGAGTTCGATACAATGATCTGATGCATGGGTCATACAAAGAACTTGAAAAGCGTAACTTCAGCGGATCTGGGAACTAATTAATATGGAACTCCTAGATAAAGAAAATATTCTTAAAAGTCTTCGTGACACGATTTGTAAAGTTACATTTACAAAAACAAACGGAGAAGAACGAGTTATGTATTGTACTCTTAATGAATCAATGATTCCTTCAGATGGCGAAACATCTGAAACTAAAAGAACAAAGAAAGAAAACTTAGATGTCCAGGCGGTATACGATGTAAAAGCTCCTGGCTGGCGATCATTTCGTTGGGATCTAGTTAAAGATTTTACTAGTGAGTTGAATGTATGAGTTGTGTATACCGAGGCGCTGTAGTAGATACTAATCTATCTAGAAACGCTAGAGGTGGTACTGAAATGATGAGGGAACGGTTGTTATCAGCCGTTCCCTCATCACTGTTAGATAACTTTGCTATTCACTTCTCCAGACCAAGACAGATCTATGACGATGTAAAGAATATTTTTTATGCGCACGATTTAGCAGCAGATCCAGAAAATAAAATTCTATTGAATGATGGTTGGAAACAATTCGCAAAATTAGTTTTTGTTTCGCATTGGCAACGTGATCAATATATTAACATGTATAATATTCCATATTCAAAATGCACCGTAATTGAAAATGCAATTGAAACAGAATTTGAATATACAAAGAGACCAACAGGACCAATTCGGTTTATCTATCATACAACACCTCACCGAGGTCTTGAACTATTATATCCAATTTTTGATACGCTTTCAAAAGAATTTGATAATATTCATCTTGATGTATTTTCATCTTTTGAAATTTATGGTTGGAAAGAACGCGATAAACCGTATGCAAAACTTTTTGATGCTTTGAAAGCACATCCTAAAGTAACGTACTACGGTACGAGATCTAACGAAGAGGTCTTAATTGCTCTTAAGCAGTCTCACATTTTTCTGTATCCTTCTATATGGATGGAAACATCATGCATTGCGATGATTGAAGCAATTAAATGTGGTTGCACTGTAATACATCCAAGCTTAGGCGCTCTGCCTGAGACGGCAGGTGGTGCAACTGTCATGTATGATTATGTGGAAGATCCTAATGCTCACGCTAATATAGCCTATAAAATGACAAAATCGCTCTTGAAACAAGAACAGAAAAACCCTGGTTTCATTGATTTACTTGCAGCAGATACAATCAGAGAACTGAATAAAAACTCAATTCAAAATTTTCAGGCTAAATGGGTTAGTCTTCTCACACAGTTGAATGCAAATGGCTGAAATAATACAATTTAAAAAGAAATTGGAAAATTCATCTCCAAAATTGGAAGAAGTATTTGTAGATCCAGATATAGAAATGGTAACAGACGCTGTATTAAGCGCGTCTCTTGATTCTTTAATTAGACTAGGTTATAATCTAGAAGATAATTTTGATACTATTTTACCTTCAATCATTCTTTTAAAAGAAACAATTACATCTCTTCAAATGAAATTGAAAGGCACAGATCATTTTCTACAAGAATTTGCTGAAAACACATTTGTGATTACAGATGATTAAAATTTTAGTTGACATTTTCTGGAAGTATGATAATATTGTTATGTAATAAATTGAATAAGGATAAAACAAAGTGATTCTTGTAGACTATAACCAGGTCATGCTTGCCTCACTCTTTATGAGTATTGGTAATCATACAAATGTCGACATCGATGAAAATCTCATTCGACACATGTTTCTAAACTCTCTTCGAGCAAATCGAAAAAAGTTTAAAGATGATTTCGGTGAAATCGTTATTTGCGCTGACGGCAAAAATTCATGGCGTCGTCAGATCTTCCCGTACTATAAAGCGGGTCGTAAAAAATCTCGTGAAGAGTCTGAACTCGATTGGAATGAACTTTTCCGTATCATCAATTCAGTTCGCGAAGAAATCATGGAATTTTTTCCATATAAAGTCTTACATTTTGATCATTGCGAGGCTGACGATATCATCGGTGTAATTTGCAACGAGTATGGCGTCGAAATGAATAATGGAACAGAAAATATTCTAATTCTATCTGGTGATAAAGATTACATTCAGCTTCATAAATACGCAAATGTAAAACAATATAATCCTGTTCAGAAGAAATGGATTCAAAATAATGAACCGAATAAATATCTTTTAGAGCATATTATTCGAGGTGATGGCAGTGACGGAGTACCTAACATTTTATCTCCAGATAATTCGATTGTGATTGGCGAAAGACAGAAAGCTATTACATCAAAGCGTTTGGATGATCTAAGTAAAGGCCCTGATCATATGGATGAGACTACAAGAAGCAGATATTTCCGTAACAAGATGATGATTGATCTTTCAGAAGTTCCGGAGAATTACAAAGACCAAATTTTAACGGTGTTTGCAAAAGAAAAAGAAGTAGGTAGATCAGCGCTATTTAACTATTTCGTGACTCGTAAACTAAAGAACCTTTTAACAGATATCCAGGATTTTTGAATGAGACTTTCAGTAGCAGAAATTGTAAATAAATCGACAGAACTAAAGACTGTGGATGAAAAAGTCGAATGGTTGCGTAGACACGATAGTGTTGCTCTTCGTACCGTTTTAAAATTTACCTATGATAAAGATGTGGAATTTTTAATTCCAAATACACCGCCACCTTGGAAAAAAAATCAATATGTTGGTGTTGAAGGTATGTTATATAATGAAGCAAGGCGCTTAAAGATATTTGTTAAGGGCGGAGGCTATGATAATCTGAATAAGGTAAAACGAGAACAACTTTTTATTAGTCTGCTTGAAGATATTGATAATGCTGATGCTGAGCTTCTATGTAAAATGATTGCGCAGAAGCCATTAAATGGTCTATCTAAAAACGTAGTAATTAAGGCTTTTCCGCAGGAATTTCCGCAGGAAACAGTTGACAATTCAAAAGAAACATAATATACTATATCTATAGGAAGAAAAGGAATCACGTAAATGGCTAAATCCTTCAAGAAGTTCCGCGAAGAATGGGACGACGAGTGGGGCGACAATGATGAACGCGACAAAGATCGTAAATTGCGTGAACGTCGTGATAATCGTCGTAAAAAGACTAATGAAAAATTATCGCAGTTTGAAGACCGTGAAGATGAATGATTCCTGGAAGGTATAATATATTATGATTAGGCTCTATATCGACTTAGACGGTGTGATGGCCGACTTTGACAAGTACTTCCTCGATACTTTTGGTGTCGAGAGCCATAAACTTGATGATCCATCTCTATGGAAATTGATTAATGGACACGGAAATTTCTTTCGAAATCTACCGTTGATGGAAGGTGCTCTTGAGTTTTTCAGATCAGTAGAACATCTGCCAGTATCCATTTTGACTGCATGTCCAAAATCAAACTATACGACAGCTGCAGTACAGAAGCGCCAGTGGGTTTATGAGCATCTTTCCAAAGATGTTACCGTAATCCCGATGATGGGTGGAAAAAACAAGTGTCTTTTCATGCACTCTCCCGGTGATGTTCTGATTGACGATTTCGAAAAGAATTGTATTCCATGGCGTGAACACGGTGGCATCGCAATTCAACACAAAAACTTTGATTCTACTATGAGTCAAGTCGCAAACATCTTTAATCTAAAAGGTAACATGTAATGAACGCTTACGATAACGTGATTGTAACGGATTACGATGGAGTCTGTGCCTATTGGGAACATGGATTTCATATGTGGATGATCGCAAATGGATACAAAGAAAAATCAAAGGGTTTCTATAACATCGAAGATAAGTATGGTATTTCTGTAGAAAAAGCGGATATGCTAACACAGGCTTTCAATGAAAGTGCCGCGCTGAAACGACTTCCACCAGTAAAAGATGCTATCAAGTATATCCGAAAACTTCATGAAGAACATGGTTACGTGTTTCATTGTATCTCTGCAATTCCTAATACGCAGGATATGTATGAAGCTCGTATGGAAAATATCCATAACTTGTTCGGTAAAACTACATTTGAACGATTGACTCTTTGTGGTTCATCCAAAAATAAAATTGAACTGCTCAAAGAATACAGAGATACAAGTTGTTTTTGGATTGAAGATCTTACAAAAAATGCAGAATACGGTCTTGAAAATGATATGCGCTGCATTTTGATGTCACATCACTATAATGAGCACGATATATTTGATCCGCGCATCAAAAGAGTTCACAGCTGGAAAGAAATTTATTCGCTCGTTGAAGGCGATCGAGTTCACGAATGGTATAAATAAACCGTAGATCGTAGAAATAATGATATTTTGACAAGGGATCGGTCTACAAAGCCGATCCCATTTTTATAGGAGAATGAATGCCAATCTACTCTATGCGGAATAACGAGACTCAAGAAGAGTTCGAAGTCACTCTGAAATACTCAGAGCTTGAACAATATTTAAAAGACAATACTAACATTCAGCAAATTTTTAATAAATTTCCGGGATTTGGTGATCCGGTGCGTCTCGGGATTAGAAAACCCGACGACGGTTTTCGTGATGTTCTAAAAAACGTTCGGCACCATCATAAGAAGGATAGTATCAACACGTTTTAATTTATACTCTTCAAACAAAAAATAGGAGTTTACATGACAACTAGAAAACGTCTGACTAAAACAAAAAGAAGTCAAATTGAGAGAGAAACTGACTATCTGTTAGATACCAAATTTGGAATGAAACGAATTGAACCAATTACAAAAACACAATCCTCGCTATTTGAAGGTTGGAGTAATGGAAAAAATATCTTGGCAGTAGGATCAGCAGGTACCGGCAAAACATATATTTCACTCTATTTGGCACTTAAAGACGTTATGGCTAGAAACCAATATAAGGAGATTATAATTATTCGATCATCTGTACAATCGAGAGAACAAGGACATATGCCCGGCGATGCTAAAGAAAAAATGGCGCACTTTGAAGCTCCATATGTTGATATTGTAAATGATCTATTCGAACGTGCAGATGCGTACGGAATCATGAAACAGAAAAGCATGATTCGTTTTATGAGTACTTCATTTATCCGTGGTCTTACATTCAACGACGCGTTAATTATTGTCGACGAATGTCAGAATATGAGATGGGACGAACTTAGAACAATAATGACTCGAGTTGGTGATAACTCTAGAATCATTTTCTGTGGTGACACAAAACAGGATGATCTAGCGTGCTCAAAAAATAGACTTGATGTTTCAGGATTAAGACACTTCAAGAAAGTTATTGACCGCATGAGTAGTAATTGTTTTGAAACCATAGAGTTTACTGTAGATGATATTGTTAGAAGTGGTCTTGTAAAAGAATTTATTATTGCTGAAGAACAACTAGAATTAGCTTAATAAAATGGTAATCAGTTATAGTGTATCCAATTCAGTAAATTATGATTTAGTAGGAATAGGTGTAGAAAATCCTGCACTTGTCTTTCCTGCAATTTATGGTATACCTGGGTTTGGATACACTGTAACATTCACTGATTCATTATACGAAATAATAAATGTGAGTGTTGCAAGTAGTCCTGCCTACGTCAATACCAGTATTTTATTACCAGATTCTGTAAGAATAGAAAGAAATTCTTCGAGTATTTTTACCAGCGAAACGTATGATTTTGCTAGTTTTGATACTTCCTTTAATAAAAGCATAGAAACATATAATTCGAATGAAGCCAATACTGCTAGCGCAGATTCTTCAGTATTTGCTTGGAATACACCTACAATACGAACCGTAACTGGGACGTATACATTTAATATCACATATATAAATACTTCCGGTACACCAGTAAATGAAACTGTGTCCAAAACATATACACAAGAATATGTATGGTCGGCAGTTTCAGGAACTCAAATTTTATTGGATTTGGCAAGTAGGAGTAGATATTAATGCCTGCAGCAGCAGTATGTGGCGTAGATCAGATTTCTACTGGTCATGCGTGTTCAGGAACAGCTTTAATACAGGGTGCATTACAAACAGCCGTAACTATCGGCGGTAACTCTGTAGCAGTTCTTGGTGATGCTATAGCACCACACACCATTAAAGCTGGTAATTCTTGCGTGCCACATTCCTCAGTTATTAATGCAGGATCATCTAAGGTATCAATAAGTGGAATACCTGTTGCAAGAATAGGTGACTCTGCCGACGCTGGCGCCATAATATCAGGATCGTCAAACGTTTTTATAGGTGGTTAAGTGAAATGAAATTACCAGACTTCAAACCAAAATATGATAAATTGACAATTGAAGATATAGAGGAATAAAATGTTTGAACATATGACTGGACTTGATTTACCTGAATTAAGTTCAGAAACTACAGAGCACGGAAGATACTATGTTACTCCTGAAGGAAATAAGTATCCATCCGTAACTACAGTTTTAGGTGCAGGATCCGATAAATCATGGATGGAAGAATGGAAAGCCAGAGTTGGTGAAGAACAAGTCGCCAAAGTTTCAGGTCAAGCATCCCGCAGAGGAACTGCAGTTCATGAAATTGCTGAACATTATCTAAAGAATCATAGTGACTACAAGAAAGGTCACATGCCTGCAAATATTGCAAGTTTTAATTACATCAAACCATATCTGGATAAACATATTACACTTGTCGGTGGACTTGAACTTCCACTATATTCAGACAAGTTAAGAGTAGCAGGTCGAGTTGACTGTCTTGCCAAATGGGATGATGAGTATGCAATTATCGACTTCAAGACATCCAAGCGTACAAAAGAACGTGACTCGATTCATGGATATTTTTTACAGACTTCGATGTATCT